TGCGCGCTGTCGCTGACTCCTGCGGTGGTCGGATCGATAAAGACCGCCAGTACCGCCAGCACCACCGTCACAAGCTGCACCGGGTTTTTCAGCACGTCCACAATGTACCCGCCCAGGCTGTCCCAGCTCACAAACTGCTGCGGATCCACGCCAAGCGCCGCAATCACGACAGACGCAATACCAACCCAAAACCACGGGTTCTTTAATCTTACGGGAATATTCACCTTAACCTTCATTGCGCACCTCGATGTGATCTCCCACCACATCAAACACATAACCGGCGATATACAGAGTGGCAGAAGGATCGTGTTCCCCAATGCCAAAGCCCGTGTCATAGTCCAGCTTGCCCGCTGTGACGCGCATCTTCTCCGGTGTGCCCACGCCGTGGCTCATACAGCCCCAGCCCGTGGTGCCCTCCGGCGTGCCGTCCGAGTGCGTCTGCGCCATCTCCGCGCCGGTGATTGCATTCTTCATCGGATCCAGCTGCAGACCCACCGTGCACTCCGCCAGTCTCTTGTTGGCCTCTTCAAGTGTGATATCGCCTTTGCTGTAGCTCAAAATAATCTCAGTTGTTTTCATTAATATGTTCCTCCTATGTAAAATATTTTGGAAATACCCGCTGCAACGGGCATTGTTCCCGTCAATCCACTTCCGCTTTCAAATCGCGGATATCGTGCTGTACTTCTACCATTTGCCCTTCCAGTTTACAGGTACGCTCTATCAGCCGGTTATGCGCATCCACCTTTTTCTCAAGCTGCTCAATCCGGTAGATCGTCAACCGGTTGCTTACCCAAATCCCTCCCAGCGTCCCGCTCAGGGTACCGATCAGGCTCATCCCGGCCACGGCCAGCATGGTCCAGTCCGTACAGATCACCGCCTCTCTTCAGTTCTGTTTTTTCAGCAGTCCCATCAGTTCTGTATACTGCTCTTCGCTCAGCTGGTCCAAAAGATACAGTTTTCCGATTTTCTCAGCCAGCCCATCGGTTCGCCCCTTTTCGATGAGTTTCCTGCACATTTCATACACAGCTCGTCCCTCCTTTCCTTAAAGCCCAAATTCCAGTTGTGCAAGCCGAATCTCGTGGTCAATGGATGTTTCCATAAGTAAGCTTTCCATATCAGCCTGCGCCGGTTCCGGTTCTGCCTGCGCCGCACTCCACGCTTCCCACGCTTCCATATTCGGCTCCACCAGCGTTCCGATCTCGCCCGTTTCCTCATCCTCAATCCGCTGGATGGTCACAAAGCCATTGTAAGCAAGAAAGGTTTCCGCCTGTTCCTCCGTCAGCTCGATGGCCCCGCGAAACGGCGTGCTCTGGAAGTTGGAATACCCGCCGTCCGCGTTCTTTTTCGGGTTCAAATAATACATGCTGTCCCTCCTTTATCCGATGGCGAAATATCGGTATTCAACACCGGAGCCGTTCATTTGTGCGCTAACATCTGCGGGCGAATACCAGCGCATGTCTGTTCCATTGGGGGGAAGAACGGTGATAGGGTATGTATAATACCACTGGCCATTCGATCCCGCCGGTTTGTAGCTGAATCCCATATCTTTACTTAACCATGCGATTGCATTCGGGGCATTTCCACCGCTATGTGCCCAAAAAATGAGGATCAGTTGCGGTACAAAATCAAGCGTCAGCGAATTCGGATTGCTCGGCCCATACTTCCCGGTTCCGGTATAGCTGCCCGTGGCGATCTTTGTGCCGCCCAGCAGGTTGTCCAGCCCGAACGGTTGTCCCAGGTATTGATATTCATAGCCTCCCGAAATACCGCTGTCCGGGTATGCGCCGCGGTCGTTCGACTGCAGATATTCCCAATCGCCTATTTCTGTTGCTATAGAAGTTTCCTTGGTTTGGATAGTGACTTTATACATTTTCCCAGAACTGGAACCGCTGTAGTCGCGGGAGCTTCTTGTTGCCTGTGTCCCCGGTTCTACATACCGTATCTCGTCATGTACCGGATTCTTAAAATATTTCCCGGCCAGCACATTTGCATTTGTGTATTTACTGTAGCTAACGTCCACCGTAGTAGGATGATCCAGTTCAATCCTATTGGTTGCCGCGTCTACATGCGCACTTTCCGAATATGAAATGGTAACGCCTGCGGTCGTTGACGGTTGGTCACTCAAATCGACCGCAGCATAGGAATTGGCAATCTCGATTTCTTGCAAAATGGTTCTTCTTTTCCACCAATGTTGCGTATAGCGATCCAGCATCGTGCCTCCCGGCATCCGCACGCATTCCGCCAGCGTCTGCGGGAACTGCACGCGCCCGCCTTTGCTCAGCAGGGCAATGTCAAAGGGAGTCCCTGCCGCCGGGAAATCCGCCGCCGCTTTGGTGTAGGTCCATGTCCGCGTCACGCTCACTCCGGAGCACTCCGCTTTAATCACCGCCGTTCCGCTGCCCGTGGGCAGATCCATAACGGAAATCCGCTGCTGGGCGCCGCTCACCGGCTGGAACGTCCGCAGCACCGTACCGTTGACCGTCTCTGTCACCGTGATCGGCTCGCTGGTGCTCGTCATGGCGGTATACACAATATCCCCTGTCAGTGTCCCCAGATCGCCGTCCTCGCCGCTGATGGTGCAGGTGGATGCCAGGACAACGGTAACCGCAGCGCTGGTGGTATAGTCGCCGTACACGCCGGAAGCTCCCGCCTTGACGCGGTACTGCACCGTGCTCCATGCTCCTGCTGTGTCGGTATAGCTTAGTTCCGCGCCGGAATACACCTGTGTCCATGCCCCGCTGTCCGCGCTGCGCTCCAAAACGTAAGCATCCGCGCCATCGACTGCCGTCCAGCTGACGGGTAGCGTATTGTCCTGCATGGTTGTATCGGGAACTGCGATGCTATCCGGAGCCAGAGGCGGCGCTATGATAACGCCATCGTCAGAAACAGTAAGCGTACTCGGAAGCTGAAATACCGGCCTCGCAGGAAACGCATACGTTACATCCGCCTCATAGGCAGTACTAATATCCTTCGCGCATCTCCACGCAGAAGTTGTTAAATTATATCGTGGGGAGCGCGTCCATTCGTTTTCGCGCGTACTCAGCAACTCGTCCGCAATAGGTAGAATCTCCCCTTCGGTCATCATCCTGTCCGCACTAATACCGTATTCCGTCCCGGATAGTATAAATATATCGCGGCTAAGTGGAACAGTCTTTCTGCTGCCATTTCCTTCCGTATAATAAAATTGTGTTTCCGTAATCTGCGCTTGAATCGATGGATCTAATTTATTCTTATAATCATTGTTCATCCATCGGTCTATCGTACTGTCTGCATAGGCGTTTTCCCGAATATTGTTCCATACAATATCTGTCGGCCAGGGTTCCGCCCGCGCAAGCAGAGTTCTGCCAGTACCGTTCAAGCCGCTTTCGTAGTCATGCTTTGCAACATAAAAATCCACCAGTGCGCCGCTCTCTTTCAACTTCACAATGGCTTTTTCAGCCTCCGCACTCAATAATTTCGCCATCTTGCATCCCTCCCTCAGTTGTAGGCTCGCAGCGCCCGGGCGCTGACCATACTGCCCTGCACTGCACTCACCGCAGCGCGGATATCCGCATGGGCCTGCGCGCTGGTATTGTGCGCCGCCACCGCCGCATCCGCCGTGCCGGATGGATCGTAGTCCATTGCGGGCAGCTGCGCAGACGGAACCTTTCCGGCTCCATCCAGCGTGGCTACCCCGCCGGCCGCCCCCTTTTCGCTGGCAGGAATCGCACCTATATCGCCCGGCGTGAGATCTCCCACATCTTCGGACGTCGCCAAACCTTCAAAAGCATCGCTGATCGTGTTGACGGCCTCCTGCGCGGCGTTGACCTGCTCCATAAGGTAGTTATAGCCATGCTGCCGGCTCAGGCCCACCTCTGCGCCCGTGGGGGCTACCGTCTGCCCAGTCTGCCATGCCTCCGGCAGATCCGCGGGCAATGGGGTTGTGATCGGTTTAGTTGCCACTGTTTACCACTCCTTCCGCAACGGGAATCATATGTTTCATAATCGTGCTCCCGGATACCGGCACATACACGGTGGAAGCGGTCAGCACATTCCCGTCCGCATCCAGCAGTTCAGCAGACGTAATTGCTTCCGTCTGGCTCTGCGCCACGGTATACGTCACTTCCAGCGTGCTCCCGTTCACAGTTTTGGTCAGCCCCGCGATGGAAATCGTGCCGTTGATCCGGGCGCTGGCAATGTCGCCGGAAACAAAGCTCGCCGTATCCTGCAAAAGGGCGGGCTGAATGGATGGCGTTTCTGGCATTTTAATCACTCCCTGACTTTCTTCCGCCGCAAAGGGCAGCACGCCAATCCCCCATGCGCCAAGTTGATAGTTGTAAATCCGCTGGGACAGCTCGATGGTTTCGCTCAAAAGGAGACCCGTGCGCACATAGGGCGTGTTTACATAGACAATATGCGCCGGTTTCGTACGGTTTATGGTGTAGGCCACCTCGGCTGCATACTGCTGGTTTTCCGCCGATGACTCGATATAAATGGTATAGTTCGGGTAATCCACCCGCACCGTCCATGCCCCCGCCCCGATCAGTTCATCCAGCTTTTGATACAGGAACCCCAGCGTAAACGGCGGGCGGGTGGAAACGCGGTTCAGAACACGCACCCGGCGAAAGCTCAGGCTTTCCGTGTCCAAATTCGGAACAATGTCAAAAATCTGTTCCCACATGGAAACGGCGCCCTCATCCATCGTCTGGAAAAAGAAGTTGTCCGCCACTCCCGTAATCTCCGCCGCCAGCGCGTCAAACTGCGCCTTTTCCGTCTGGCAGATCTCCTGATAGTCCAGAATCTCCCGATACCAGGGCGGCAGCAGCGCCAGAAGATCCCTGTCCAGTTCAAGCCGGTTCACTGAGCGTCACCGTCCCTTTCACGGGCACCTGCTGCGTCGTGCCGTTCTGCGTCAAAACCAGATCGTCTGTCCCGCCGTTGAGCTGCACATTCGTCGCATTGACCACTCCGGCAACGCTCACGATCGCAGCGGTGATTCTGGACAAATACACATCCGCCGCATAAACAACCGCGGTATCGCTGGTGTTGGCCGCCCATCCCTGCCGCACGGTCAGAAGGTAGGCCTCAATGGCCGCCTCCACCGGCTGCTGCACCTGCCCGATGGAATACCCCGCCGCCAGCGTCACCGTGGCGGAAACATGGACCGTCAGGTTCGTGGGCGCAACGGCGGTCACCTTTGCCCCGATGGGCGCAAGGCCCAGCCCCAGCCCCTGATTGGGCGGCGGATCGATGGCGTTCTGGACGTTTCCCACCAGTTCCGAAGACGCCGGGAGAAAATCCGCCCCCAGCACGGACAGCTTCACCGTGCCGCCGCCGTTCCACGTCGGATACACCTGCACCGCGCCCACGCCGTCAATGGCCAGCACAGCGGCCCGGTAGCTGGCAATATTCCCGCCGAAAGGCCGTTCATTCAGCGCAGTAATCAGGCGCTGCCGCAGCTCATCGTCGGTTTCCTCATCATCGCCCGGCACCAGAATATCGGTAATCTGTGCAGAGGTCAGGCCGGGAATGGTGGTAATCGGCAGAATCGGCCCGGTGTACTCGTTCCCAATTACCCCCGGCGTTTCCGCGCGCAGCTGGTACTGGTTGGCCGCCGCCGCGGAAGCCGTGACCACAAAATTGATGGAATCCGCGCCGTTGACGGTGGAAAACCGGCTTCCAACGGGCGCCGCCGTGTTAAACACACCCAGCCGCACCGCCGCGCTGGCCGGATACCGGCTCAGCCCTGCAATCACCGCCAGATTATCCAGCGACTGCCCCGCCGCCGTCTGGATAAACGCCTGCCGCTGCACCTGATTGAGCGTCAGATAGAACCCTTCCAGAACGTAGGCCGCAGGCCCCAGCGCCGTCGGAATGGGCGACGTGTCCCGCTTGTCATAGGTATCCGGGATCCTCCCCAGCATCGTCTGCAGGATATTCTGATAGGTTTCCTGCGTAAAATCGATCATGTACTCACCTCACAAATAAAAAAATCCCCGCCACCTCATATTGAGATAGCGGGGTATTAGGTTATGCAGTTTCAGCCTGCAGCAGATCGCGCAGCACCGGAATCACGGTTTCATAATATCGGAAGCACGGGACTTCCTTATTAATTTTCGGAGCCTTGTCCTTGAACCATTGCCCGTATTGATCCGTTTTCAGGTGGTTCCGGTTGGCAAGGTTTCCCACTTTGTTGGCCGAAATGCCCAGCAGTTCACCGATCTGTGCGGCGCTGTATGTCTTTGCCTCCAGTTTCGGAAGGGGCAGAAGATAGTCCCCGGTCAGTTCCTTTGTAGCGTGGGCGTTCAGCACCTGCTCATACGTAGTGCCGTGATACTGTTTTGCAAGCTGGGTCAGGATTCGTGCCGCCTGTACCCTTGCGTTGCTCCGCCGGGTCTCTGCCATCATCTGCTGATAGTCTGTCATAGGCTTTGCAGTGTAGCGGCCAGTCTTGCGGATGCTGGGCAGCACCTCGGAGGTCACCCAGCGCTTGAACTTCTTCGCGCCGGGGAGTTTGCTGGACAATACCAGAGAATAGAGACCGGATTCGTTGATGATGGTCATTTCTTGCTCACCAGAGGGGGTCGGGATTCGCGACCCCCTTCTATCTTCCGGATCAACGTGCCTGGAAAGCGCATCCTTTGTATTGCTGTACCCCAGCGCCAGGGCCACATCTTTACCAACCAGCCACGGTTCACCTTTGACTTCCACAGTTCTAATTTTCCCAAATTCAGGATTGTTAAAAACCATCAGCTCGTTCATGCAGTCGCCTCCTTTCCAACGACCGGGGCCATAGCAATAGCAACTTCGATGTATTGCTTGACTTTATCCCCATCTTTATAGGCTGTAAATGTCACATCATCAACTTCGTATCTACCAAATGCGATCATGTCAATATTGTCTTGCGGGTCAAAGTCTTTAAGTGAACCATTCCACGCAAGTTTCATTTCATCTCGCCCGCACTTAATGACGCTTACAATGTCCTTTACTGTCATGAAAAAACCTCTTTTCTCTTGAATTGAGAGGCCCCATCGTGGTATAGTAGATTTACCAGATGGGAAACCTCTGGGAATGTAGAGTGTTGGTATGCTTGTCAGGGCCGCCAACACTCTATTTTTCTTTGACCTTCTCATAGACCTCTCGAATACCCTGACGAATCACATCTGTTTTGCTCATTCCTGTTTTCTGACAACAGATTTCGAGCAATCTGACATCTTCATCGGACATTCTTATTCTTGTATCATGCCTTTTGGGGTCTGAGGTAGGTCTGCCTGTTCGTGGAGACATTTTCATCACCTCTTTTGTGTAACCACAATTCATATTATACATACGGTTACACAGAAGTCAAGTGTTTTTTGCGACTTTTTGATCTCCTTTTTTATTGAATGAGAGGTTCCGGCGTGGTATGATGAATTTACCATTAGGATCCCTCTTGGTGTTTGAAGTAGTCCGTAACTTTCCACGGTGGCGGGCTACTTCTATTTTTTGTCCAATTTTTCCTTGAAGAATTTCGCTCTCATTGAACCTGCTTATAAAATATCATATACATCGGACTCAATGCAATACATCAGCCTGTGCCCGGAATTCTGTATTGACAAGGCCTTTTATGTATGTAGCTACAGCTACAATCAAGTAAAAACAAGCTGAGTCAAAAAAATGAAATTTTATGCAAAATTAAAAGCATAAATATTCACAAAAAATGAAATGAAAAAAATTTTTTCTACATTTTGACGAAAGGACTGCAGAAATTTTCCGCTATCTCAATATGAAGTTTTCAAGGTGCAATAGGATACTTAGGTGACATTCACCTCCACACCGGTTTCCATCTCTCCGTACACGGTATTCACCGTCAGGGATGCGTTCAGCGTATTCCCGCTGACGCTGTATGTAAAATCGGAAATACCGCGCACGCGCTCATCCATCAAAAGCGCTTCTGTCATCCTCCGCTGCAGCTCCGAGGCCACATAGCCGGGATCCTGTCCGATCAGGCCGTCCCACTGCATCCCGGAATAAGGCCGGTAGATCTGCCAGCGGAAGCGCTCCACGTTCAGGATGATGTCCACCGCCTGCCGCACTGCGGCCTGCCCATCGGTTTCGCCCTGAATCCGGTTGGTTGTCTTGTTGATGTTCCACGTTCGGGACGGCTGCTGTTCACTGCTCAGCCCATAGATGTCCAGCCCCTCCGGAAGCGTCGGCATACGATCACCCCTCAAACACCCGTGATAAAATAATAAATTTTTGTCCTTTTTGCACTTTTAAGAGCAGGACCCGATCCCCCACGGCCAGCGCGCGGTTCAAAATGATGTACCCGTTTTCCACCGGCAACGCCTTCCCGTTTTCATAGCAGCGGACAGGCTGCAGCATTTCGCCCGTCGCACAGGACGCGCCCAGATCGTCTCCCACGGCCCCGCCATGATTGTGCCACAGCGTCCCGGCCGGGATCGTGTGGCTGTGCGTCAGGATGGGGATTTTCTTTTCCACCACACTTTCCGTCAAATAAAGCACTTCCTGCCGCAGCGGCGCCATTGCGGTGTTGATCGTGATTGCAAGCGGATGCACCGCATCCACCGTGCCGACGCACAGGTCGGTGGGCTGCATGGCCGCCTGGCTCTGCTGCATCATCTGCTGTAATACATCCTTGAGTTCCATAAGCACCTCAAATCGGCATGGTTTCCACGTCCATTGTGTGTACGCTGTTTTTCCATGTGTGTTCCACCTTTTCCAGCAGCACATACTGGTCGAGGTTGATATCGCCGAGGCCGGGGACGCGCATATAAACCATCTGCCCGGCCCGCAGCCCCGGAACGCCCAGTGCGGAAAAACGCAGCGTCCGCATGCGCCGGTTGTAATACGTCAGGGACGCTTCCGCCTGCGCTTTCATCTGCGCATCGTTCACATCGCCGTCCACCGTCTGTTTCAGCTGCAACGGCCCCCATTGGGCAATGTTCCCGGAGTGCTGCACAATCACAACGTCCGCGCGCCCGGTCTCTTCATTGGGGCGCGTCAGCTTCACGCTGTTGTAGGTCTGCTCGTCGATATCCGTTTTGTACGTGTAGTCCGTCAAAAGGGACTTTTCCCCAATCATCACATTGGAGATCATATCCTCCGGTTTCCGCAGCGCCAGCCCGGTTCCATCGTCATAAAACACATAGATATCGCCTGTGTTCAGCAGGGTCTGCTGCAGCGCCCCTTCGATGATATCCAGGCACGTCTGATCCTCTTCGATCAGGGACGGGATCGCATAGCCAGTGTCCGCCAGATTCCCTGTGGTAAGCTGGAAATCTTCTGCGATCTGCCTGATGATGTCCCCGGCCTTCTGCGCATAAAAGGCATAGGAGGCATTGGCCTTGAGATACCGCAGCCGGTCGTAGCAGGTCACTTCGATCACACCCCAGCGGTCTTTGCGCTTGGTGAACACCCAGCCGTAAAACTGCAATTGACCATCCACCGAAAACCGCACGGTATCGCCCTCGACAAATCCGATGTCCCCGGCCTTGTTCAGCGTAAAGCGGAACGTACCCGGGCTTCCGGTGCGGTTTGTCGTCCATTGCGCGCTCTGGGTGCAGTTGGACACTTCCCAGATCTTCCCGCCAGCCTTGTTGGCAATCAGCAGCTCCGTGGTCATGTGCTGCTCACCACCTGCAGAGCGTCTTTTTTCATCCAGCCCAGCGCGCCGCCGGACTCCGTGGTCACATGGATGGGATAAGCTCTGGTTGCATCCACGATCCGGGACACCGCCACGCGCCGCCCTTTCCCGTTCCCGTGGGGTTCGTCCCCATAAGAAGTGTAATAATACGGCCCGTTTGCCGTGCACAGGCTGCCCACCACAAGCTGCCCCGCCGGAATATCCCGCGCCGGTTCCACAGACGCCGCGGGCGCTGTATTGGCCGCCTGCTGCACCTGTATCGTCCTGGGGGTATAATCCCGGTATTCCGTCAGGGTCAGATCATAGTAGAAGTCGCCGGTTTCCCCGCCGCGCTCTTCCGTGTTGAATTGCGTCACCAGCGCCGGAAAACCGGAATCCCCGGTCATAAACGGCTCGCCGTCTTCATAGTAGCGGACCGGAGTATAAAGGACCGGCGCCTTATCGTTCATGGCGCTCTCGAAAAACCGGATATAAAACTCCGGCGTTTTGAATTCGTTCGGCGCCAGAATGCCGGAAAAAGGCCGTCCGGGGAAAAAGCTGGAAATGGTGACCACCCGCTGCTTCGGCGTGCGCGGCACCATGATCGGGCCAATCCCCAGCACGTTGTAGTCCCCGTTGTCGTTGTCCCGCGCCACAGGCAATTTCTCCGGATTGACCGGAAGGCGGATCACAGTCCCATCCCGGGTAAAAAACAGCCCGAAATTGTTTCCCATGTTCCGCCTCCTTTATGCCCGCGCCGTGCTCCGGACAGAGCCGGACGCTACCTGTTCGATTAAAATATCCCGAATGGCATCGGCCAGATTCTGCCGGTCTGCCGCCGTGTTTCCGGTGTTCTGGCCGTTGATGGTAATCACCGGCGTCTGGCTGGTCAGGTTGATATGGTTCACATAGCGCCGCTCCGCGACGTCTACCAGAGATCTGATATCTTCTTCGCTCATATTCACGGCCTTGTTGATGTCGGACACGCCCTTTGCGATATTCCCGACATCACCGGCCATGCCGGAAGCGTCAATGCCTGCGGGGCTGCTCAGGCCGGCCCCGCCGCTAAACCAGCTTGCCGCTTTTCCTTCAAGGTCCCTGCCGAAGTTGTACCCGGACTGGTACGCCGCGGAATAGTCCTGATACTCCAGCGGCTTGATAAACTCCTTGTAAGAGCCTGCCGCAATGGCAGCCTCCCGGTTGGCGCTCATCGTTCCATAAAGATTGTCGATCGCGGACGTAATATTTACCTTCACGCCGGGGATCTCGTTGATCAGATCCTCGATCCCCTGCGCCATTTTCTGAATATAGCCCAAAACGGTCAGTGCCATATCGTAAAACAGCACCTTTACCGCAGTCACCGGGTCATGGAATACGTTCCCGATGAAATTGGCAGCTGCCGCGAAATAGTTCTGAATCGGGACAATGACGCTGTTATAGCAGAACGCCGCCAGTATCGCCAGCACACCAGCAATAACGCCCGTCGCCGACACGCTCGCATCCGCGAATTTGTTGAACGCCGCCACGCCGGCATACAGCGCTGCAACCAGAAGCAGAACAATCAATACAATCCATGTAATGGGAGATGCCAACAATGCGCTGTTGAAGGTAAACACAGCCGCCGATGCCGCCGCTGTGCTGCCTCTCAGAACGCCAAATCCAATCGATAGCAGATTTACCGCAAAATGATATGCGGTCGTTGCCGCAGTCGCTATTTTTGTCCAGTTGGCCGCAATCTGGAACACCGCAAACGCTGCGCCGAGGCCCAGCACCAGCGGCCCGATGATCTGTATGTTGTTCGCCAGAAAGCCGATTGCCAGCAAAACCGGGTTCAGCGCCCGGATGGCGATATTCTGCGCCATCGTCCACGCCTGCGCCCAGGTCAGGGGCATGTTCTCAAAGGCGGCGTTCGTCTCATCCGCCGCCCAGAACATGGCGTTTTTCACTACTTCCGCAGTCACCAGTCCCTGCGAGGCCATCTCCCGCATTTCTCCGGTGGTAACGCCCATATACTTGGCGATCGTCTGTGCAATCATGGGGGTCTGTTCCAGCACGGAGTTCAATTCTTCGCCCCGCAGCACGCCGGAGGCAAGGCCCTGTGTCAGCTGCAGCATCGCCGCCTGCGCTTCCCAGGTGTGCGTGCCGGAAAGCACCATCTGTTTGTTGATCTGCTCGGCAAAGGCCACAATCTCCTGATTGCTGGAAAATGCATTGCCCGCCAGCGTGCCCAGTTTTGCCACGAATCCCATGGTTTCCATATAAGACCCCCGCGCGCGCATGGCGGACTGGAAAATCATGTCCTGCAGTTCCTTTGTCGTCTGCAGCCCGTCGTTCATCATGTCCAGCCGTGCTCTGGACGCCGTCATCTGATCCGACCAGCCGAACAGTGTCCGGATGCCCTGCAGGCCTACGAAAGCGCCCGCAAGATTCCGGATGCTGCCCGTCAATGAATTTGCCGCTCTGGTCGCGCTTCTCTGGCTCTGGGCAAATTCGTTCACCGTGTTCTGGGCCTGTCTGGTTTTCGTCATAGCCTCCGAAGTCTGCCGGATATAGCTGGTAAAGGTATTTGTAAACTTGTCATACAGGATCAGTTCTTCCCGGATCTTCGCCATGCGCTCACCTCCGTTTCAGTTTCTCTTCCGCTTCTCTCTGGTCATTCATGGCTTTGAGCGCAAACTGCGTCACCAGCAGTTTTTCCCCATAGGGAAGCCGGTCATATTGGGACGGGGGCCAGCCGAGATTGACAAAGCAGTAATACGCCGTCAGCATCTCCGCATCCCAGCGGCCCCCGTGGATCAGTTTTTTGCTTCATCCTCCAGATTCTCAAAGCCGGACAGCTCCTTGATGGCCTGCAGCAGCTTGGAATACTCCCCGGAAAAGAGCATCTTGCCCGGCACCAGAAGAGGGTCCATCACGCCGAACCCCTCGCACAGTTCCCTGCTGGAAAAGTCCGGCTCCACCGTGGCGGCCACCACAAGACGGCGGCAGAAATCAACGCTGTCAAACCATTCCGTGCTCTGCCCGTTCTCCTTGATCCGGCGGGTGGATTTTCTGGTGATGGCGTCGTTTTCCTCCTGCGTCAGCGACCGGATCCGGAACGGGACGATCGCGCTATCCTCATCCAGAAAGCGGTTGGAAATAATAACCTCTTTTTCTTCCTGCGTCGAAACAGGATGCAGAAATACCGAAAGTTTGCTCATAAGCTTCCTCCTGTCAGTTGCCCAGCTGCGCCGGGTCGTTGAATGCCTGCAGCCGCGCCACGCGGGTGTATGCAAAGTTAAAATCATAGTTCAGCATGGCTTCCTCATCGTTCAAAATGGAAAGGGGGATCGTGCCGGTCAGGGTGCAGCCGTAATAGGCCATGCTCTGGGCGCCGATGCTGGTGGTCGGGTCGTTGTTGGTGATCTGCAGGTCGAATTCCGGCATGACGCCGGTCTGGATGTACTGCAGCACCATGTCCGTCCACACGTTGGTGCCGTAGTAGATGTTGCCCGTGCCGGTCAGCTTTGCGCCGTTGTTCTTGTTCTGGATGGTGCGCGTGCCGATCACCCGCATGTCATTGCTCTGGATCTCTGCATTGGTGGTGATATTGCGCATGCAGGCCACCTCCATGTTCCTGCCGTCAATGGTGAGAAAAATCTTCCCCTCCGCGCCGTTGACGGTGTCTTTTGCCAGTAAATAACTCATATCCGCACCTCCTGATCAGGACACTTCCAGGGTGATGTAGATCTTCTCGACCGAATCCACCACGGAAATGGCGATATGGACCGCAATTGCATCCATGGATTCGCCCGCCAGCACTTCCACATCCTCCGCGTCGAACTTCTGGATGCCGTTATTGGCCTGAATGTCCAGAAGATAGCCGACGATCGCAGCCTTGAACTGCGCCCGCCCGGCCTCGTTGTTGTTCACAACGCCAATGTAGTTGGCGCTGAACTGCCGGTAAATATCGTTTGCGATGGTATTGCACAGCCGCATCACGCGGTTTTTGCGGAATACTTCGCCGATATCCTCCGTAAAGGTAACCAGAGAGTTGATATCCTGCTCCACTTTTACCACGCCGTCATCTGCGAACAGGACAAACTTACCCGCGCGCAGCGCTTCCTCATAGCCGGAACTGGTCAGCAGCGGCGACGCCTTCACCGCGCCGGGGTAGGACGCGTAGGTCAGGCTTTCGTTGTACTTTGCACCGGCCAGTGCTCCGCCGGCCCACCACGTCGCCTGCGCCGCCGTAAGCTCCGTCCCGTCCGCCAATGTGACGCCGCTGCCCACATTGACCACAAACCGGCTGTCCGGATTGCTCAGGCCGGATGCAACCAGCTGCGAATAGACGCCCGCCTCGTCCGCAATGCGCCGGATAAACGCCATCATGGCGGACTGTACGGTGCTTTCCGCGCCGTCGTAGATCATCACATCAAACGCATACGGCTCGATCGCGCTCAGATAGGCGCTGTACGCCGCGCTCTGCACCGTCCCGTCAAGCCCTCCGGTCAGGGCCGCGCCGGTGGTCGCCGTCAGCGCGCCGGTGCCGGAGAACGTAACCCATCCGTTGCCCGCCAGCGTGTCCGCCGTTTTTGCCGTCTGCTGATCCACAATCTCACCGCCTACCACCGTGGAAACGGTGAAGGTGTCTTCCGGTTCAGTCAGCTCTGTAACGACAATGGAAATGTCGTTGCCCCGCACGCCGGGGTATTTTGCGGTCGCGGTCAATGCGCCCGATTTGATGGTAGCCTGCGCGCTTCCCGATGCACTGGGCCGGTACAGCAGGACTTTGCTGGGCGCCGCCGTCCGGTTTGTGCCCTTGAAGATCTCATTCAGGAACCGGTTCTGCGGCGCGGTTATGCCGTACCCGGTATAGGGCGTCATATCCGCTCCCGCTTCAATCTCCATCACCTGTGCCACAGGCCCCCAGCTCATGGGTTCACAGATGGTCACAGTGCCGCGCTCCCCTACATTCAGGCCGGCGCCCGCCGTGGATTTGAAGCGGATATACACGCCGGGTCTGATTTTGTTTTGCGATGTGAAGGTTCCACCCGCCACGCTCGATCACTCCTTTTCAAAAAACGCCTTGACGGCCTTCTCCGCCTCGGCCATGGTGTATTCTTCTTTTCGCAGGACGACCGAAAGGAAGTCCTTCTGATACTTTGCAAAACGCCTGTCCTGCAGCAGCGCTTCACGCCTGTATTTCTTGCCCATTGGCAACCTCCTCACTGTAAATCATGCTCTGCATGGGGATAAACGGCTCCGGCAGCGTCACGCGCTCGCGCAGCTCGAATTTATAATGCATGGCGTCCAGATCAATGTTCCATTCCCGTTCATAGGTGCGCAGAAGCACCGTCCCTGCGTTGGAACCGTCGCTGTACGGGAACGTCTCCATAACCAGATCCAGCGCTTCCGCCGCTGTCTGATACAGCCGCTGCAGATTTGGGAGGTTGTAATCCTCCAGATAGGTGAGATCCAGCCCGATGCGCCGCAGCCAGTATCCGCCGGTTTCGTGCTCCAGGAAGCTGAACCGCTGCTGCAGGAACATCATGGGCGGTTTGCTCCCCTGCTGGTTCGGGTCTTCGTACATGGTCACGCCGGGCAGAACGGCAGCAAGATAATCCGCCAAAGACGCTGCGATCGTAGAAACCGTAAAGTTCATTTCAGCCGCCTCTGTATTTCTTTGTCCAGTTCATCCAGCAGCGCCTCCTGATAAGCTTTCTTTGCCTTGTCCACCATGAATTCACCCTTGACATATCTGGTTTTCGTGCCCACGACAATGCCCACTTTGGCGCTCGGATCATATTCCAGAAGCCCGGATTCCGGATTGATATACAGCCCCGGTACGAAATGGCGTTTCATCCGGTGCCCGTCGTTGACATAGGACGCATACTCTTTGTCGTTTGCCAGCACGGTTACAAACTGTTGCCCATGAATCTCCGGCTCCGTCCTGCTGTCCGAATCCCAGTGCGCTTTCAGCTCCCCGGTCATGGTATTTGTCCCGATATACGGCCCGCGGCCGGTTCCTTTCTTGGGGGGCGTAGCGTCTGCTGCGGCCTGCACTGCCTTCTTTGTGGCCTGTTTCTGCGCCTGATACAGCACCGTTTCGAGATCGGCCTGCACCCGTTTCAGCTGCTGCAGCCTTTGCTGCAAATTCACCGTGCCGCTCATGTCACGCGTTCCTCCTGCAGCAGCCGGATCTCCTGATGGGCAAGCCCCGGGAGAATCGCCCCGAACGGCTCGTAATAAAGATTCGGGTCGGAAGCAAACGCCCGGATAACCGGCCCGCTTTTGCCCAATGCGCCGCCGCGCGTAATCTTCAATTCATCCCCGGAACGTACATCGACTGAAAGATCACAGGCCAGATGGTCGCTCTCTTTCACATTAGCCGCCGTCTGTGTCATGTGAATGGGCCTGTTGTCGCTCTGATAGATGCGGCAGGGGATGCCGGCGGCGATTTGTACGCGCTCCTGACGGGTGAGCTTCCCGTCCATGATGTCCTGCGTCCGATAAATCTCCATCGTGTCGGTGTACCAGTCTGAAAAGTTCATGCCGCGCCTCCTAAATCACATAGCTCCCGGCCATCCCGATCAGCTTCGCCCGGTTGGCCAGAATTTGCCCATAGGTGGTGGAATTCAGGTCGCCCCAGCTCTCCGTCCCGGCGGTCAGCGCCGATGTGTCGTACTCAACCGACGCATCGCCCAGCTTTGCCGATTTTGCCACGCCAACCAGCGCCCCGGAGGCCGCTGCCGCGGCCGGCGTCTCGTTGCTGCCCGCGTATCCTCTCAGCGACAGTGTGGCATAGTGCGCCACGTAAAGGCCTGCCGCATACCGCCAGCTTTCGAGCCACTTATCCGGCTGGATGCTCACGTTTGCCATATGAACGATCTGTTCCAGCATGGGGAGGCTTCCGAGGAAGTAGCCCTCTCCATTGAAAAATTGGGGGTAATCCATGCGAAATTCCTCCACCGTGTAGTTTCCAACACCGTGCCCGATGTTTGCCGCGGCGCACCGAACTCCAAAAAACTGCGGTTTGCCCCAGTAAAACATTGCAATCTCTCCTTGTATTCTTTTTGGGGTTCGCTATAATAAACTTGTCTCCATCAGAACGGTGGAGTGGATTGAAATTACTCCTCAGTTACTTCCCTGCCGCGGCGTGTTTTTACCTTCTTCTCCGCCGCAGCCTGCTCTTCCCTGTCGGAAGTGCCGGAGGGGACGACCTTGCCGTCCGCCACCAGCGCCCGAAAATAGTCGGTCTTTGCCGCCCAGTCCGGGATATCGGCCATCATGTCCCGCGCCAGCCGAACAACAGAAGATCCGTCCGGGGCGGGAAGAATGAGGTTTCGCTTGCTCAATACAAACATGGCCGCACCTCAGATCTTGTCCATATACAGGATGGACGTGGGATAGAACAGCTGCACTTCGGAGATGTTTGCCATATACGCCGTGTCGTAGCAGACATTTTCCACGTTGGGCTGGGACATGATCCGGGACAGAGGCACCAGCTCGTCCTCTTTCACAAACCGCTCGTGATTGACATATACCACCATGCGGTCACTGGAACCGGTGCCAGCGCCCTTGCACCAGGCAGTCGCGCCAATGAACAGATCTCCGCCGTTTTTCGCCGCCACGTTGTTCTTCATCAGGAAATCATAAATCGTCTCCGTGGCCAGGTCGGTAACCTTCGTGGTCATAATGTAGTTGTACTGCTCATAGGGCAGCAGAATGTGGTTCGGGATGGCGCTCAGATCATAGCCGTTGGCTGCCCACACAGTCAGAAGCGCGGTGTTGACGTCGCTCAGAATCTGATCCGGGGTCTTGGTGCTCCAGGCAGTGCCGGAAGATGTCCCGGTGGCGGCGGCAGTGGTTTCCGTGGCGTCAGGATGGTTCACAAGGCCGGTGGTCTTGTATTCCTCCACGCCCACATAGGTGTTCTGATCCATGTGCTTGTCATAGGCCATGCGGACGCCGTCCTGCAGCAGATTGTCCAGAGACCGCCCGATGTAGTTCGCCCGCTGCATATCCTGCCACATGACCCGCAGGGCCGCTGCAAAGGTGTGCGCCTTGAACACGCCCTTATCGACGGACGCCTGCACGACAGGAATCCCGTTGGAGCCTCCGGCCGTTACAGGAGAAGCTCCGGCGCCGCCGGTCAGGCCGTAGGCAACGGACATGGCGGACACATAATCCACCCAGCCGCCGCCGGACTGAATCACAATATCGCGGGGATACGTAACGCTGGTCAGGGGCTTGCGGATCATGGGATCCCGCTTTTCCAGTTCAGATACCAGGAACGCGCCGCCGGTCTGAATGCCGCCGGCGTCCATCGTGGGAACGGCGGTCATCGCGCCGCCGGCAGAAGCAGTGAACACTCCTGCGTTCGTTGTGCCAACATTGGTAAAACTCATTTCTTACTCCCTCCTTCTCAGACGTTCGCACGGGTCAGGATAACCAGCTCTGCCACGCCGTCCGCGTCAGCGCTTCCGCCCCACTGGCAGTTGCCCAGCAGCTGCGTCTTTCCGCTGTCCGCTTCGGCCTCAAAGCCGCCCACCACACAGCCGGGATAGGTATCATTCACAGCAGTCCGCACATACACCGCGCCCCCCAGACTGGGGACAGAGCGCTGGCATCGGACATTGATGGAGCCGCGCTGAAACACACTGGCAGGTTCCCCTGCGGCATACTCTCCCACATTCTGATCCAGATAGGTCAGCGCGGTTTTGATCTCCTTGCCGGCAACGCCGATAAAATTGTTCGTGGAAGCAGTGCCAAACACCACCACGTTCTTATTCTCGTCATAGGTCAGAGCCATGCCGAAGGGGATCACGCCTCCTGCAGGCCGGGTATTGACAATCATGTCAGGCTGACGGGCATAGGAGCCTGCAAAGCCGTGAGGCATTTCCGTGCCCATCACCTGGGGATTCAGTCCAGTCATATTATTTCTCCTCCTTCTTTTTGTGGGGATTCCGGGCCGCATAGTTGGCTTCGGATTCCGCGCACATGGCGTCATATGTAGTCTTCTTTGTCTGTTCGGCAGCAGCCTTCGCGCTGTCCTGCGCGGCTCTTGCAATGTCGCCCATCACGTCCTTGCCGCGGACCGCAGTCAGCAGGGCATCGGTAACCTTTGCGCGGGTCTGTCTGTCCTCAATCGAGGCCACTGCGGGGCGTACCTTCTTCAAAAGCGCCACAGCGGCGTCTCTGGCCGCTCCGTCCATGCCGGCGCCGTTCTCCGCGGGGATGGTGATGGACCTGCCCTCTTCTCCCCCTGTCAGGCGCTTGATTTCCTCATCAAGGTCGTCCTCGTCATGAAGCCGGTGCTCTCCCTCGCCGCCGCGGCTCTTCGCTTCCAGCATGGAGAGAATGCGGTCCAGTTTGCTGCCCAGATCGTCGCCTTTCGGAGCGTGGACGGTCTGTTCATCCTTCGCAGGCTCGGCGGCAGGCTCTTCCTTCGCGGGCTCTGCATCCTGCGCCTTTCCGGCGGGTTCTGCATCCAGCGCGGTGGCCGTAGTCTCCACCATTTTGTCCAGCTCTTCCGGGCTGGCGTCCTTCGCCGCCATTCCAAAGGCGTGGAGGACAGACTTCCAGAATTCGTTCATGTGTTTGTTTCCACCTTTCTCCGCCTCCGGGGCGGTGTCTTGTATTGATACGGTCACCCCTGCACGTCCTCTCGGGACGATTGCCAGGTGGTTCCCACGTATCCCGGTTTGTTTGTACCCGTTCAGGTACGGTTCAAAGTTGCAGTTGTAGCCGCAAGAGACCTCTCTCAAAACGCCGTTTTCCACATCAGAAGCAAGGGAGGAATCTTTTATAATCAAATCCGCAACCGTGTTATCCCCAACATGGCGCACGTTTTCCAAATGCCCTTTGGAGTAAAATGCCTGGTTATCCGCGTTCAGCATTTCCGGGGGGTGCCCCCTAGTGACGTCCTTTCCTTCAAAGGAGGCCACGGCAGCCGGTAAAAACACATCTTCCGGCAGGCGGTAGACTGTGATTTCCCTGTCCGGGTCTCCGTCCAGGTTGAGTTCTCTGGCCAGATAAGTCTGTGTACCGGTTCGGTTGATCGGAACATCCCTGCACACGAGATATCCTTCTGGTGTTTTGTCAATATGTGGGCTAATCGTTGTCCCATAGTATGCAACCGGCATCACTCCACCCCCGGTACAAGTTCTTCCTGGCCGGCGCTTTGGCCGCTCACAGCCTCGGTCAAGAGGTCCCCGATTACGGCGATGTGGTCTAACTCGTCTGTCATGACCTCCAAAAGCTTTGGAATCGCGCTGTTGGGGGCCAACGCCATAACAGCCAGATATAAGCGGACTGTCTCGTTTTCCCCGGCTAGGGACCGTTTCAGCAGTTCGATATATTCTTCGTTGTAGTCCATGTGTTTCACCTCACAGGCAAATAAAAAAAGAGCCAACAGGATTTCTCCTGTCAGCTCCATTCAGCTCTTCCCGCCCATCAGTTAGGGCGTGGGTCTCATATTCATTTCAGGGCTTTTCTACTGATGGTCTGGGCCTTAATGTTCCCTTCCTTGTCCTTCAGCAGTTCCACCCGAAGCCCCTTTTCCAGAGCCTTTTCGATGGCGTCAATCAGCTCTTTGGTCATCCTCTGTCCTTCGTCAAAGCGGTAATGATCGCCTCACACATATCCCCAATCTCATTTGTCTCTTCAAAATCGGGGCCAGGCTTCCAGCCCCGCTCCATCAAGCAATCAGATACAGGTCCTTCGACAATTCCGTCGATCTCTTCCTTTGTATAATCACGATCTTCCACGCCAAGCGTTTCCAGAAACTCCATTTGTTCCTTTGTTACGGAAAGTCTCATTTTTTCCACCCCGTTGTTATGTTCCCGGTTTCTGTATTTATTACAGCAGCCGCCTTTCTCCCAATAAACTGCTGGCTTTTTCTGCCTTGAGCATCTGTTTTCATTTTACCGACGTCCACAGGGTTTTGCAATGCGTCCAAAGCACCCTCCGCAGTAAACCCACGGTTTATGGCTTGGTCTACCACATGGCGGGAGATCCCCGTGATCTCTATCCCCGTCGCTGTCCTCTGCCCAATCAATGGCTGAAAACTTAGACGCTTGTTCTCCCAGCGATATTCCCTCTGCCAGGCCTTGTAGTTTTCGTCGTTGCGCTTCTTGTGCTTTTCAAACGTCTGGTACGTCTTGGGAATTTTGTCCCCCAGCGTCATGCGGTACTGCTCCCATTGGCGGTAGTTCTGCAGCCAGTGCCGCCGGGCCGTCTCTTTCTTCCGATATGCTTCCACCTGCTTTTGTGTGCGCGGATCCCGGGTAAAAGGATTGTGCGCCGGGCTTGAAAAGTCTTTTATTCTTTGGATTTCCTCCGCCGAATGTCCCGCCGGCGTCCATGCGCTCAGGCTGTGCAGGCAGTTTGGATGGATATTCAGGTAGGTATTGCTCAAATCGTCTTTCCCGTTCGGATCAATTTTCCCAAAGGCAGCGGCCAGCGGCGGGAAATCCGGATCTGTTCCGTTCCTGGAATAAACCCGCCCTTCATACGGCGCGCACAGGGCGCAGGCCGTGCCGTGGCTGCTGATCCGGTACAGATCGTGTTCCGGGTCCGCGGTGAGCGCCGCCAGCACTTCCGCCTGCCGGGACGTAGTACGGGAGACCATAGAACAGTAGGTGTGCAAACTCCAATGCCGCCCGGCCCTGTCCACAAAAGCGGTAATACCCTCGCGCCTTAACGCCTCCACAAACTCCGGAAGCATCTTGTACGTTCCGGCCCCTCTGGCCTGCTGATAGGCCACCTGCTCCAATCCAACGCGCCGGTATACGTCCGGCTCTATGCGCCCGATCAGCGCGCTCTGCAGCGTAGCCACCACAGTGATCGATGCGTCGGCGATCTCTCCCATGAGATTCTGCACCAGCCTGTCCACCACCGCCGTCTGCTCCCCGGTCAGCACCGCTGCGTTCTGATATCCTGCAATATGCTTCTCCGGGCTCTCTCCCTGCACCTTCCGCGCTTCCGGATGATGGACATAAAACTGCCGTTCGATCATCTGCGGAACATACGCCCAGCAATCGGACTCCATCCCGCGGAGGATCGCCTGCACCCGTTCCAGCGCCGCCACAGCGTGGTAGTCCACCATCCCCTGGCTGCGCAGGCGTCCAATCTCGTTGATAATGTCCGTCTCGGCCTTCAGAAAGACGGCGATGAGTTTTTGCAGCTCCCGCTCATTCGATGCGCGGTTCAGCGTTGGCATTTAATCGTCCTCATCAAACAAGTCCGTCCCGTCATCACCCGGGAGCAATCCATCATGTCCAAACTGCATAAAATCCCAAAACGGGGCGTCTGGATGTGTGGTTCCATAGTCAATAATATCTTGCTCAAAGTGGTCTATTGTTGCGGCCATTACTAACAGATCAATAGCCTCTTGTGTAACAATGTCCTTCTTTTGCGTCCCTTGTCCAAGATACCGAGAGAGGAATGTTTTTAATCGTTCTTCCATTTCCGTTTTCCCCCATTACTTGATCGGGTAGCTGCTCAAAACAGCCATGCCGCCATACCCATCCGCCTCCACTTTGTAAATCCGCTTTGCGTCCCGAATATATCGAACTTCACCCGCACTTAAGCCAGGATACTGCGTTCCCAATGTTCCGCATAGTTTTGCGTACTTCTTTGCACCAATTTGGATTCCTTTATGAGACCTCTGCGGCGACGGCGCGTACTTCGTCTTTCTTATTTTACCACTTCCGCCGCCGCTGGTAAAGCGCCCGTTTGACGGATCGTGATGCGGATTGTAATCGGTCGCTGCCGCGTCCTGCGTGGCTCCCTCAAAAGGGGCGGATTTCTTTTCGCCCGGTTCCCTTTCGGGTGTTTCATAACCTAACCCCATCAGCGGGTCTCTGAGTGCTGTCAAATCCTGATAAGATTTCCCGGCCGCAGCGGAAATTTCCTGGTCCGAAATACTTCCGAACATGCCGGTTTCCTCTTCCAGCTTCTTTAATTCCTTCATCGCTGTGTCCGCCTGAAACAGGCCCGCCTGGAAGGTGTCCCGGATCGCCTGCGCCTTTTTCTGGGCGATTTCCGCCGTCTCGGTTGCCGTAGGCGTCCATAGCGGCGGGAAGATAACGTCCAGATCATCCGGAATAAAGCCCCATGCGCTCATTGCCAGCACAGGGAGAATCTTTTGCAGAACGGGGCGCACCTTCGCTTCCCTCTGGCTGTCCACATAATCATAGTAGTTCTTCAGATCGCTCTCTCCTGTGGCGTCCATCCCAGAAGGGGAGCGTCCGAACAGCTTTGTCATGGGGTAGTGCGACGCGCCGCACAGGTTCAGGCACATGCTCTCATAGATCTCTTCCAGCCCGGTGAAGGTGTATTGCGTGTTGGTGATCTTGTTCCCCTCTTCCACCAGCTGGGTTCCAAAATTGGAGCGCAGCACCGACTGTGCCTGCATCACGTTCCAAAAACGCCGCTGTGCCTGACTGGAACCGATGGAAAACAACTGCTCCAGGCCCTTTACTTCCATCGTGTTGATGTTCGCCTGAAAAGTCAGAGCAGCTATATTGGCGCTCACATTATCATGCGCCACTACATCTTTGTACAGCGCTTCGACTTCGGATTCTCCCCAGTACAGTTCTGCCACACGCTCCAAAAAGGGAAGATCCCGCCCGGTAAAGCGCACAAGGCGCGAGTGGTGTACGTTCGCCGCCGTGTTCCCCCGCGCATCCGTGATGGAATAGCTTTCCGGCACCGGTTCCCCGCCCTCGAAAACCAGATCCATGTTTGGGGTCACACCCTGCCAGCGGTCCAGAATGTACAGCCCCCTGAAACTGCCCGGATAGATCAGATCCGTGTCAAGCGGCCTGGAAAGATCCTCCTGCCCGTCGATCAGAATCAGGCCGGCCGCGCCGCCGTACAGACGGCCCCATCTCAGTCCTTCGTTGATGCGGTCCCGGATGCAGGTATCACGTTCAACGCGGGACAGCGCCGATTGCATCTCCGGCGTGATATCGCCTTTCGGTTTATACCACTCCCGCAACATATCGTCTACCATGAGACCCACCACGTTCTGCACAACCCAATTATCTCTGTACAGGCTGTTGAGCAGTGCGTAATTGTCTGTCATGCGGGTCAGAGGATATTCTGTAGCCTCCAGAGGAGACTGAGACCCATACCCCAACCGGAACAGCGGATTGGCAAAAGCGTCCTGCACGCTGACCGCCTCAGTATTCACTTGCGCCCCTGATGGGCGGGATTTATTGCGTCTGGACACCTTCCAACCTCCAGTCCGGGAGATTATTCACAAAATACCTCAATGCATCCGCGGAGTGATCATTCTGCTTTACGGGCTTTTCCTCGCCCCGTTTCGCCGCCTTATCATCCCACAGGTAAGTCCCCATCTCGTCGATCAGGCCGGAACAGCGCTCATGGATGAGAATTTCCCGCCGGTTTAACAGTACGCCGGTTTTTCGTATCCCATCCAGAACGTCATTGTTTGCTTCCCGTACATATACGCCGCGCTGCCGGAGGGCTACGATAAAGGACGCAGCAGACGGGTCCACCAGAACAGTGGCCGGTACATCACCCATAAATACCAGAAAGTCATCTGCGTACTCCTGATCTGTTTTTTGCCGCCGCTCTTTCCTGCTGTCCCATCGGTATTCCCGATCCACCCGGATGTGTTCCCCGTCATCGTAGATATCCAGGAATACGCAGGGGTTCGTGGTTCCGTAGTCACATGCAATGTACCTCTGGCAGGCGTAGGGCAGGCTCGGGATATCCTCCCGGTATGTATTGGCCGTTGGATCAAACATATCGTAAATCAGTCCTTCGGACATCACCCACCGGCCCAAAACATAGCGCTCATAAAACACCCCGGAGTACATGGATCTGTATCGTTCTTTCGTTTCCTCATCCAGCCCGGGGTTATCGTCCATCAGGAAGTGCAGATGCAGGGCCTTGTGCTTCTCCGGCTGCAAGATCCATTCCTGACGGAACCAATGCTGCGGGTTTTCCGGGTTGCAATTAAACCACAGTTTGGCGCCCCTGACGGAACAACGGGCCAGCGCCTGTTCCACAAAGCTGCGCGGCATCAGCGCCACCTCGTCCAGCATAACACCCGCCAGCGTAATGCCCTGAATTAGGGTATAGCTGGATTCATCCCGTCCACCGAATAGGTAAAAGCGGTTTTCCCGCCTCCCCTTCCGTCCAATGAGAACGTGTTCGCCCCGGTTATACTGCGCAAAGAAGCGTTTTTTGCGGATGCCCAGAAATGGCTGGATGATGTTCCGCTCCACCGCCCCCACAGACTTCCCACAGAACGCAAACGCACAGTTGCTGAAATTGTTCATGGCCCACATGAAAAAAGACACAGTCATAATGGAAGTCTTTCCAGAGCGCACGGCGCCATCACAAATCAGCGCATCATACCCCATGTACGGGAATTCCATAATCATGTTCTGCTTTTCAGAGACCGTATCCATATTTCCCCTTCAATGCTTTCGTAATCGGATCATCTTCCATCTGATCCTTCTCTCCGACGGGCTGCCCCTTCGGTGCCCACTTGTCGATCAGCGTCCCCAGCGCTGTGGTGATCTGTGCCGGTGTAGCCTCTTTCAGCTTATCCGGGTCATTCAAGGCGTTCAAACCCTTTCCGATAATCTCACATACAAGCCCCTTCTGGCTCTCCATATAGGCCAGGATATCGGCCGTGTTTTCTTCTTTTTTCTGTTCCAGTTTTTTCTCAATCTCTCCGGCTTCTTCAAGGGCTTTCTTTGCACTATCCCATGAAACACCGTTTCTCTTGGCGGCAGAATTGACCGACTGCGTCTCCAGATAATCAGCCACTATTTTCTTTTTCTGCTTATCCGTCAGCCGTGCAGCCATGCTCACCACCTCATTGTCATCTCTGGTGCCACCGCCCGCCTCATGCGGCGAGAAGCGGCATATTTCGCCGTTATTGCCGCCACGGACGCGGGCGGGTAAGTAGGGGAAAAGAAGTATGGAATACGCCTTTATCCTCGGAAGAATGTGCACGTGTCTGCTGCACATATTCTTTGCTTCCTTCTTTATTATACCACAATATCTTGTGTTTGTAAATCGAATTATAGATTTTTATATCAATATATTGTGTTTTCAGGAGTTGTCAAACGCCCTCCGCACCATATCTTGTATCTGATCGCTTGTATAAAGGGTTTCTTCTGTTCCTCCCTTCTTGCACCAAAAGTCTGCATCCGTCATGCATCCAGTGACCTTGCACCGCCCCCATGTTCGGCCGTCTTCTCCTATCACAGGCTCGTTCGACCACCACTTACACGCGGCGCAGGGTATCGCTTCCACTTTCATCTCTTTCCCTCCTGTCCATTTCCATCACCGCCAGAATGGCATAGTTCGCAAGATCCATCAGCGTGTCCCGGAGTGATTCGTCTTGCACCTGCTGGCTATCGCCTCGCGTCAGTGCCTTGACACGGTTCAACTTGTCCGAAAGCCGAATACGCACCATTGGCCAGCCTTCTTCTGCAAAGGTCTGGTGGAAGCTGTCTCCATAGTCGTGGTTTTTTCGTTCAAACAGCGTAGTTAGTTCCCCGCAGATCTTTTTGTGCAGCTGCACCTGCTGATCCATGTTGGCCTCCTCCTTATGTTTTGTCGGCTCCAACAAATCATCCACCACCTCATAGCCCATCAGGCGAGCGGCTTCGTTGGGGTGGGCTCTTGCGTATTCATGGCATGGCCTTTTTGTCCCTTTGTATTGCTTTATGGGTTCCCGAAGCTCGCAATAGTCGCAGTCTTTTTGACTATCGCAAAACTGCTCTAATGCCTGGTCAATGGTAAGTGAGATTTCACCCGTCTTACTCCGAAACTTCATTTGATCTTCCTCCCAATCCATGGAAGCAGCCAGCCGAAGGTCAGCGCACCGGCCACATAGCCGAGCCATAGTTCACTGCTCATGGCCGCCCTCCTTCCTTTCCCACTCCCTGCACCGCTGTTCCGGGGCTGTAAAGTCCGCACAGTTCGGGGAGTCTCCATTACAGCACACGCCCTGATAGTCCTCGTACCAGGCGCAGGTGGCGCAGTACTTAGTCATGGGCGGCCTCCTTGTCCCGTTCCAGACAAAACCGAATATATTCCTCGATACGTCTCATATCATCTTCGGCTCCCTCGATTTTCCCTTTCCATCCACAGGAGGGGCAATAAAAGGTATCTCCGTGTCCTCCATTTCCGCAGTTCCCGCCGCAGTTAGGGCACTCGGCATCGACAAACATCAGATTAGTCATGGTCGTCATCCTTTCGCTGGCCGTAGGAGCAGAAATCGTCCTCCGGCATAATATCAAGTAGTAATTTATATGCATCAATCAGCCTCATGCTCGTCCTCCTTGTCCATGCGAGCGCCGCAGTTGGGACAGTAATTATAAAAACTCTGTATGATATTTCCTTTATCATCTTCATCAAATCCACCACAACAAGAACAAAATGTATTTTCGATCCATCTCCCATGCCGCACCTCCGCAACATCGGCGGCGGGGAGAGAGTTAATACAGTGCATGGTATCTTCTTTGCTCAATAATTCCGGGTGGTTGATGCAGACTGCCCAGGAAAGAATTTTCTCTTTGACAACTGCCCTCTCGATGTACTCTTTCATTCGTCCACCGCCCAATTTTTCATATCCTCGTACAGTTCATCCATTTTTTTGTTCCATCCCCTAAGCTTCCAAAAGGTAAGAATACCCAAGGCTATCCATTCCACAGAAGCTATGAGCATCATAATATCAGCCATCCTGCTCCCTCCGTAGTGCGGCCTCTGACCCAAATAATGCATCACTAATAATCCTGACACCATTCTGGTAGCAATCACACTCTAAACAGTGCTTATCTTCGAAAATCCATCTACAATTTCCGCAAAACCCATACTTTACAACAATGTTAAAAGCGGTTTCCAGTTTTTTTCTATCCGTTTTCAGCGCCACGCACTGCCCATCCCGATCAGCCTGGGCCAGCTCGCGGAGGCGGTCAGGCGTAACGCCCAGAAGCTGGCCTGTCAGTATTAACAGTGCGTCCTCGGTGAATGTTCTCTTGAAGCTTTCCGGCTCTAGTCCCGTGTCCTCGTAGGCGGCGAGGCGGTCACGGATCAGCGCCCCAGCCAAGCCGCTATCATCCTCCAGAAGTTCCGGCATCCACTGAGCGCGTCCCTCCTTATCTCGGTAGGTTAACCGTTCCATATCAGTCCTCCTTCTGGCTGCGTCTCAAATACTTTGGCATACATTCTTCCCATGGCCCTAAAATCTCCTCTGCCGTTTTCATGGCTTCAATTTCGTATTCGTGTGGAAATTCGCCGTCTTTGTTGCCATACGCAAACCACATCATAGCCAGGGCTTTCTTCACCTTCTCCAGCTCGGACTGCAGCTTCTCGTTTTCAGCCTGGAGCGTGGAGAGGGAGGTGGCGGCGTCCATCAACACAAATGCGACCGTGTTTATTTCTGGTGAGCACTTCTGTTCACCTTCTTCTCTAAGCGTCGTGTACAATCCATTCAGCCGCTCAATCAGCTTCTCAATTTCCATCAGGTTTCTTCCTCTCCCTCCGGCGGGCGGCGGTCAGAAAAATCCAACCAAATTCTATTGTTCTCCTTGTCGTATCGCTCGGCAGGGAATATGAGAGCCTGCCCGCATTTATGGCAATACGCCTCGCCCTTTTTCACAGCTTTTTTGCAGCCGGGGCAATAAAAGCGGGTATCCCGTACTCCTTTCCATCCTTTCGGACAGGTCACCATTTTGGGCGTTAATCTGCCGGCCAGCATCAGCGCCTCGTTCGGCGGAGTGAGGGTGGGCATAGAGCGGATATCCTCAATAACAACATCTGCCTAGATTGGCTCATCAGCATGTAAATACGGACTAAACAACTCAATCAGAGCGTTCCCATCAATCGGTCGTACTTCCATTTTTCAGTGCCTCCAATCTCCATGTATTATATGGCGCATGATACAGCCGCCCATCGTCCGTACGCACCATAATCTGCATCGCCGAGGCGGTCGGGGTGTAGATTTTCGTTATCACGCCTTTCACACCGCTTACCATACAGACAACCACGTCACCTATCTCCATACAGCGCCTCCAATCGCTTAATCTCCATATCCACGGCCTCGTCCGTCATGGGTGCGCCGCAATATCCACAAAAATTCAAGAAGTTGTCCGGGCTTTGCTTGCCGCACTTTGAGCAGTAAAGGTCGTCATACTCGCACCTCTCGTCAATCGTGATGGTGTGTTGTTCGCCCATGTCATCCATGCCAGTCACACGGCGAAACCCTCCGCGGTGCTTGTGACGCTTAACCCACTCACCCTTCCACACTTTCTCTACCTGCTGCCGGCTGACGGGGCGGAGGGCCTTTATTTTTACCTTTTCCAGTTCAATTGCTCTTTCCCGCTGCCGTTTCCCATAGTGGTGGGGCGGGGCGCTTTCCAGGTGCTTGATTCTATCCTCACAGCTTTTGATGGCCGCTTCTTCCCGCGTCATGCTCATGGCTTGTCCTCCCTTCGGTTCCATTTCTCAAAACATTCTCGATGCCCTGCATAACATATAGGGCAGGTGGCAAAGCTATACCATTGCCCCACATTTTGTACTCGCTGCTGTCCGTGTGGAGTTTGTTGTACCACGTCAACATCTGCGCCTTGGTGTACTCCTTGACCGTCTTGCCGTTTATGGCGGCATGTGTATTGCGGACATTCAGCCAGAAACGGTGCTCGTCCTCTGTGAAGTCCTCCTTCTGGTCGATATCTCCCCATCGGTCGGCAAAGCCCTGCAGCCGTGCGCACTCGGTTGGTGTAAGGCGGCGCACAATGTAATGCGTAAGTACAGCCTGTTGGTTTTGACCTGCTTTCTCTCTTGCAGATATCGCAGGGAATACACCATTTTCGCTGTATATCCTCCGTGCTTGATTGTCCCACGGGGTTAGAGAACTTTCGACCACAAGATCTGTTGCATCCTTGTAGTCGCGCGCTTTCATGGCGCTTGCTGTATCGCTTTCTGCGTACTTCCCGAACGCCTGCATAGCAAAAGCGACAGCGGGGCGGTCAATGGTGTTCAACGTGTAAGAAACATCCTCTTTCCAGCCCTTCCCGTTGCACCTCGCCGTTTCTGCACGATCAATCACATTTCCTTGCAGACAGATTACAGGCGTTCCCTCGACCACAAATGGCGTATTATTCCCGCCTGTGCCAAGCTGCGCAGGGAGCATGGGGCAAATATCAAGAGGGCCTTTATATCGGGTGTCTTGGCTGTGGTTCTCAAACAGGTATTTCATGCACACCGCTGGAGCCTGATTCGTTCCGCTTGGTGAGGCGGCCAGCGTCGGAGAAACTTTTTCCTGCCATCCGATCCCACCCGCTTTCGCTCCCTGTCCCGCTTTGAATGCAGCTGCATAGCAGATTCCAATGCTGGCCTGCCCGTGGTCAGAATTTCCTTGCCCTATGCACGGCGATATTTTTGTGTTCGTGATAGGATCTTGCAGCATGTGAAACGCTATGCAGTTTCCCTCCCGATCTGCTGTTCCAGGGCCGCTTTCAGCATCGGCGGAAGTTCCTTGCCACGGCGTTCTGCCCTGCGTAAAATACCCTCGCACGCCTTCGCGCTCAAAGAGTATTTTTCCGGCGCGTTCGCCTCCAAAATCTGCGACAAGGTGGATTCTACGGCGACGCTGGGGCACTCCCCAATATTGCGCGTCGAAAGTTCGGTAAGCAACGCTCCATCCGTCACCCACATAACAGTCTGCATAGGGCCATCCACCTTGAGGCATCGGAGGCACCGCGGCTGCCGGCTCCGCGATTTTGATAAGCTCTTCGAGGACGACGCGGAAGTCCTCTCCTTTGTTACTGCTGAACGCTCCCGGTACGTTCTCCCAAACAGCGAAACTTGGGTATCTTCCATTGGTTGCACCTCGCATTTCCTTGATTATGCGCACAGCCTCCATGAATAGGCCGCTGCGCGTGGTTTCTTCGTCCCCGTTGGATTCGTGTTTCAAGCCTGCGCGCTTACCGGCAACGCTCAAATCCTGGCACGGTGAACCGAATGTAATTATGTCCACTGGCGGGATCTCCGCCCCGTTGATTTTGCTGATATCGCCAAGATGCTGCAACGCCGGGAAGCGGCTTCGCGTGACAGCGATAGGGTATGGCTCTACTTCTGACGCCCATATCGGCGTGATACCGCATAAGCTACCGGCAAGAGGAAAACCGCCCGATCCATCAAACAGGCTCCCTAAAGTGTAATTCACTTCTTCCCGCGTCATGGCTGGGCCTCCTCGTCCATGTACTTTTTCCTGTACGCGCACTCCCGGCACTTCAGCGCCTTCTCTCGCTTCATTGTATCCCAGCGGAGCACGTCAGCTTTGTAAACCTCAAAATCTTGCTTGTTTCGCAAATACTCCATCGTGTTATTAGCACAGGCAGAAATTTTTGACCACATGACTTGGATATAGTACACAATCATGACCACCACGAAAAATGCCCCGGCGATAATGACTACCAGCGATGCAATTCCCATAGCGTACAAAATCAGCGTGTTCATTCCATCCCCTCCAGCATCTCCATCTCCACCGTGCTCAGAATATCAAGCGCGCTTTGGGGCCATTTCGTATTTGAATTCCAGCCAGGAACCTCGTGTTCCATGCGGTAACAATTAACAATTTCTCCATCCATATCAAGTTCAGGAACGGCCCAAGTAGAAGAAAGATATGTATAATCGTTCATCACCGGCTTTCCAGACTCATAAATCGTTCCACCGGTATACTCCCAATCTCCCCGGAGACCAGCACCCGCACATTCTGGTTTTCTTTCTCTGATAAGCCTTGCAGCTTTGTCCCAATCAAAAATCATCAGTTCTTTTCTACGGTTGGCTTCTCCCATAGCAAATGCCGTCCAAGTGTTCATATTGATTCCTCCAATTTCTTCAATCCATTTCACCAATACCGCGTCTTGCTCTTGAAGCCGTTCACATACTTCGCTTTCTTTCGGGCTTTGTTGAAATGGTCCGCATAGTATCGATCATGGCGGGCAAGGGACGCTTGGATCTGCAGTTCATTCCTTTTCGTCAGCGCATCCCGCTCCAACCGGTATTCCGGTCATGCGCTATGACATCCCACCGAACGTTTTTCACAGCCTTTGCAGCAGTTGATTTTATCCATACTCATAATTCGATCTCCATCTGCATTTTCTCTTCAAACAGCGGAGCAAGCATCTGTTTTACCTATCTCCTGCTTTCCCGGCTCCGGCCTTGCAATGCAGCCAGACCCCTGGCTCTGCGCTGCCTTTCGTTTGGCTCTGCTGTATCGCAAATCTGCCCTTCTGGCTTCCGGATCCGCCCAATACCTGGCCTTTTGCCGCGCCTTTTCCTGCTCCCGGTGGGCTTCATAATACCGCCGGTTCTTCTCGGCGCTGCGGGCTGCGTCCCGCTTCCGCTTACGATCACCAGCGCGCCCGTCAAACAGGTGCTTATAGCTGGCGGCCTTGCAACGCTCAGAGCAATAGTAGGAAATCTTCGCGTGCCCATCCGCTTGTACCAGCCGCATGAAGGGAGAGGATGCCGTTGTAACGATGCCTCTTCCACAGGTAGCACAGGTGCGGTACAGTGTCAGCCGGTTTGGGGTATCTCTTCTAACGCCCATCTTCTCTTGTTCTCTCCTTCCGAACGGTACATTCTTTCCCAGGCGGGCAAAGCAAAGACCTTGCCATCTTGGTTTTTCCAATAAAATCGCAATAAACCATGTTGGATTCGTGAATGATTCCGCAGTAAATGCAGCCAAGACACTCTTTATTTTTCAAGATCTTCCACCTCACGAATCAAAACATCCACATGAGGGGCACCTTCGGTATTGATCTTTTTCACACTCAAAACACTCACCATAGAATCGTCCTTGTAGGCAAAACCATTCAAAGCATCCAGGATTGCCTTTGCGAGATTATCCGCATCCGGTTTCTTCGTGTGCTTCGTTCTGTCCATTGCAGAGCGCTTTTTCCGGGACAGGCTTCTTGGCAGAGGGAAAAAAGCTGTGATCTCCGCCTGCAGCGGGACGCCGGCGCCGAATCCTTCCCGGCTTTGTTCTGCCCAGCACAGCCGAACTTTTTTCTCATACTCCCGCGTTTTGGATGGCGTGTAGGTTCCGTTCCTCGTCACCCGAGGCCTGCCCTTCCCTTCCGGGATCCCCGGAACCGTAAATTCAACCATCTTCCGTGCCCTCATACGCCGCATAAACCGTTTCTAACGCCTCGCGGACATCCGCATACTCCGCAGCGTGCCGCTTGGATCCCGTCGATGCACAGATCGTACTCAGAGATGCGTATCTCTTGATTTCCGCGCAGACCAGTTCTTTTACCCGCTCTCTTGTCATGTCATCATCTCCCACGAATATTGTTTTGCCGGGCTTCTGCCCGCCTGATAAAGCCGCTTGGACGGCTCGTTATATTCCAGCCCAATCCGAGCCCTTGCACCGAATTCGCGGTTTTTCAAGATCGTCAGCAGGGAGGAATAGCCCGCCTCCCCTACTTTGTCCTCTGGGACGCGCTCGACCTTGAACACGTTGTCTGCGCGGTTCGTAATATCGCTGGATCCGCCAATATCGTCTGCCTCCAGCGGCTTATCCCCGGTCTTGCGGGGGTGCGCCACCAGATGCACATGCACGTCAAGCCGTTTTGCAAAGGCCACCAGCCGCCCGGTAAAGGACGATTGCGCCCGCCAGAACCCAAGCTGCGCCTCGTCTTTCAGCTCTGCGGTCATGATGTTGTCCACAAGGAACACATCGCATCCGTACCGGCGATAAGCGTACTCGAAGATCTTCATGATATTTGCCTCGTCGTGCGCATCTTTGCGCTGGATATCGGTCAGAAATAATCTCCCGTCCCACCATGCGTTGATCGCAGGGAGCACGGATGGAGCAATGTCATAAAACACTCTTCCGCTCACAGCGTCTTCCCGGCGCTTCACATGCAGATATCCGGCCGCCTGCTGCAGCAGGCCCATTTTGAAATCCTCTTTCGGGAGCTCTCCGGAATAGGCACATACCTTCCGCCCCTGATTCACCGCATCCAGCAGGATCTGGCCCAGCAATGTACTTTTCCCTTCGCCCCGTTTCCCCGTCCAGACCGACAGAGCGCCCCCGCTGAATCCCCCGATGGCTTTGTCCAGCTCCGGGATCCCGGACACCACGCGCCTGGCGTTTTTCCGTTTCGTTGTATCCACATCGGCAAGGTTCAACAGACCCTGCACCGGCAGCTCTTCGGCTTCCATCAGCAGCTTGTCCATCGCCTTGAAACGCCCATTGTCCCACAGCTCTTTCAGCGTGGCGCAGCCCCGGAACGCCTTCGGCTTCGGGACCATAACCGGAGTAAAAAACCGGTTCTGCAGCTCCTCCGCGATCTCCTCCTGCTTCGGCCCAGGAGGGACGGCCAGCAGTATGTACGGGAACTGTTCCACCCATTCCTTCCACGGCTCCAGATCCGACCATTTTGCCAGAAGGGACAGGCACACTGCGTTCGTCCCAACCGCCTGCGCATCCTCCGCTGTGGCACACCACCACAGGCCGGTGAATGCAGAAGGATCCATCATCTCCGGGCGGAATACCAGAGCGCCGTCAGAGTTTCCAGTAATCATCGTCGCCCATGCCTTTCATTTCTCCCTTGATCCGGTCAAAGAACAGCCCCTGATAGTTGCTGGCGATGCAGTCCAGAATGCAGTTCGCTGCTGCCTTATCTCCGTAAGCAGACGCCGCTTCCCGGATTTTGTTCTGCAGCGCTGCCAGCCCGCGGGGCTTATATTCTTGCTTCCGTTCGTGTTTATAAGCCAGCCATTCCTCAAACGCCGACTGAAGCACGGCGCTGAATCCGGTTTCTTCCTGCGTCGGGATAGGGGGCGTCTTTCTTTTTACCCCCGTAGGGGGTTTTTCTTTCTGGGGGGTTGTCTTAGTCTTAGTCTTATTATGGGGTACCATTTGCGACCCGTTTTCGACCCCACATTCGACCCCGCATTCAACCCCAAAAACGGACCAGAAACACTGATCTAATTGTATGAGTTTGAACTGTGACGGGGTGCCTTTTTTCCCTTTGCGGTACTCGATGAAGCCGCCGGACACAAGCGCGTCCCTTGCCCGCCATAATGTATCTTTCTTTGCGACCTGTACCATGCCCATAAGCCGGAAGTTATCTACTGAGACCCACTCAGGCCACCCGCACACGTTGAATACATCAAGGAGTTTGAAGTACAGCAACTGTGCGGTGGGGGATAAGTGACCATGTTCGACACGCCGGTTGAACGCGTTCAGGTAGTCAATATAAGTCAATTTCGCTCACTCACTTCCCGTTTTTAGAACGGAAGTTCTCCGTCTCCTGAATCATCCATAGGGATGATTCCGCTGCCTGTTTCACTGCCAGATACACTGTCGGAAACACTGCTGTTATGCAATCCGTTTTGGCCGGATTCTTCTCCGCGGTCGCCAAAATAAACGCTGCTCGCAATGACCTCTGCGGACACTCGTTTGTTTCCTTCCTTGTCCGTCCACTCGCGCATCTGCAGGCGGCCATCCACAACTGCCATACGGCCCTTTGCAAAATATCGGCTGACGAACTCTGCCGTCGCGCGCCAGGCCACTACATCGACCCAGTCAACGCTCCTCTGGCCTGTCTGCGTGTCCTTGAAATCCCGCTCCACTGCCAGCCGGAACGACGCTACCGGAACGCCAGCCTGTGTTCTGCGCAGCTCCGGGTCTTTCGCCAATCGGCCCATGATCGTAATATGATTCAGCATTCAAAGATAACTCCTTCCAAAGATCCGGATAAATTCATCGGTATCCCATTTGTATTTCTTCATAGCAGCCATCTGCGCCTCCCGTTGGAGCGGCACGCGAAGGCTTGCCCCTTTATGTACTCCGTTCAGGTGACAGCGGTCATGGCACAGCAGGACCCATAACCCATAACGCTTGCTTTTCGCCCTGTCAGGGCCGCCGAATACCTCGTGGCGGTCTAACTTATCCATCGATCCGTTGCGCCCGCACAGGTGACAGCAGGAGCCTTCCTGAAGAATAGACTTAGCATAGCCATTCCCGTCCAGCTTCATGTTGTATTCATTGCGCACTTTATTTCCCCCATTCTTCTTTCAGCAGCGCGATCTTATCCGGAGGCATGGTTTCCACACCAACAGCCCTGCAGTCCTGGATGCAATTGTCGATCAGATGCGACATCTGCTGCTTGTCAAAATCGCTGCTTCCATAATAGGCCAACACTGTAACACAACCGGGGAGTTTGGATGCCCTCGTATCCACCATGCGCCCAAGATGCTTGCTGCACCAGCGTTTATTAAACGATTCAAGGGCTTTCTTCTGCATACACAGCGTTTCGTAGTTCCCGATATCTTTGATGTGGCTCCGGTAAATCATTTCAGGCGGGTAATTGACGGCTTTGGACAGTTCCCCCGCCAGTTTCCAGTAAAGGCCGTTGGCATCCAGACTCCGCTTGTCTTTATGCGCCTTGATCTCCACATCGTAGACGATGCCGGGCTTGTCCTGCGCCATACAGAACCGCCGGGCTGCAGCGGGGTCTGTCACTTTCAGGCACAGCCATACCGCGCCGTCCTCGCTGCTGATTTTTTC